ATGACGAATATTGCCCTCCGACTTTATTAAACACTTGTATACTTGATACGGAGATTACTCCATTTTCACTTTGTATCTGTCTTCTAATTTCGGAAATATAAACATTTTGTCCCATCTGTCTATGTGAAGGGTCAAAATACGTTGATACTATATTAACAATTTGTGAGATTACCGCCCCTTGATTTTGACTATTATCCAAAACAACGTCAAGGTTCATAGCCAAATCAATAACACTCGCAGTTTCAACTGAGATGTAATCATTAATCATTCTATAGTTAGATAGATAATTCGCAACATTATTTTTTAATGTGTTCGAAACAATTTCGGTTAATTTACCTGAATCGTCATAAGATAACATTTTAATTTTAATCTTATTATTTTCTTCAGTAATTGCCGCCTTAGCAGGAGCACCGAATTGTGACGGCATTGTTCTGATAAGAGAATCGTAATCATTAACCGTAACCGCTCTGTTTTGTGCTGAGAAATTGAACCCAACTAAATTTCTAACTTCTTCCGTTGTCGGGGATGCCGCTCCACCAATTGCTGCGGTAACATTAATACAACTTAATGAATTAACAACACTTGTATTTACCGAATCTGACGGTCCGTTAACGAAGAAAGAAACAGTACCAATTTGTGTAATAACATTAACACCTAAATTACTTCCTGTACCACCACCAATTCTATATTGTACAAACATAGTTGTATTGGCCTTAACCGTACTACCTAAAGCTAAATTATTAGAATATTTGTATAGATTTAAATTATATCCATTTCTCGCAAATTCTCGTAATTGTTCGTCAGCAGATTGTGTACCACCACCAAACGTCATTTTTAAGAATCCTTCAGGAGTAAATTCGGTTATAAATTTATCACTTGTTGTGACATACTTCCCAACTTTAATTCCAGGTTGGTCGGAAACTTTAGTTGGGTCCTCAATGAACACTCTGTCCTCAATTAACGCCTTGACCTCATACCATTTATTGTCCATACCCAAAAACTCTTGTGATGATGGCATATTCGCATATTGAGTACCGTCTTTTAATAAAACACTTGTGACCCCTAAAACATTTTTTTCAGGTAGAAACATTTCAAAGAATGGTTTAACATCGTTAGGTGTCATCACTCTTTTATAAACTTTAGTAATACCATTAACAACCGTCTCTCGTTTTACTATGGTATAGTTAAGTAATTTATTGTTTGAATCGAAATTAGGTATTTTTAGTCTGTTTGGGTATCCATCAGCATTAATCGCTGAAGCAAAATCAATATCATAAACTGTTTCAAACACTTGACCTGCACCACTAACTTGGGAACCTCTTCTTAATATACCACAATATCTTAAATCTTCTTTATCACCAAAAGCAGGTACAGTAATTGAAAAGTCAACTAAAGCGACTGAAGGTCTTTGACCTGGCACTTTTAGTCCGTACGTTCTTGCAATGTTAAAAATTGACGACCTTTGTTGGGCGTATTGTAAAACAGTTTCCTGAATACTTCGGTCAATGTTGAATTGTAAGTTATCACTAACTGCGGCGTTTAAGTCCAATAACGCTGAGAACACTGACGCATCATTAAAATTGTCAATTAACTCGGGATAGTATGTTCGGGTAAAATTAATTAACTCAGTTCTTATTGACTGAAAATCCCTTGTCGTATACGATATTTTTTTATTAGCCATATATTATTAAATATTAATGATTACGAAATCACTCTGATTAAATGCCGAATCTGTAATTATATAATCAATTTTAATTTTAGCGGTATGTTCTTTCTCACTTATACCAGGAACTCGATAAACTCTCTCGTCTCCTTGGACATACGTTCCTTTATCCTCTTCTCCGTCAGATGCGGCGGTCACACTTATTTTTGTTATAGTGATTCCTGGGATATATTCAGAAACCGAGTCTCTTATTTCCGCCTCAATATCTGAAAATGTTGGTCCATCCATAGGCTCAAAAATGTATTCATAAAGTCTTGTGCCAAAATCAGGTAAATAATATCTTGTACCTTTTCTAGTTAATAATAAATGAATTAAGTTTGCCCTAACCTCTTCATCACCATCTTGTGATAACGAAAGATAATTACCTTTTAAAGAATCTCTAAAAGGGAAGTTAACTCCATATGTTTTTCCTTCTGCCATATACTATAAATATAGTGTCGTAATATTTTCAATAAATAGATGTAAAATAAAAAATCACGACACTATGTCGTGATTTCTGTCGTGATTATTTAATAACCACATTTCCTTTTTTATTTTTTGGTTCATATGGGCAATTTAAACATCCATTCCCACAACAACTTCCCCTTCGTTTATGATAACTTTCCGTCATCACCATTTTACCTTGTTCCCAATAAAAATCGGTAGGTAAATGTTTGTTTTTGGGTGTTATTTCTTTAACATGTAATTGGACAATCCAATCGTTAGATGCGTTTATATTCATTTAATTCTTTTTAAATTTGTTTTTTTTCATTTGTTATTTTTTCACACATATTTAAAAAATAATTTTGATTAAAATGATTCTTCATAAGGTTAACATCTTTATGTACTAATTGAACGTTATTTATAAGATATTCCACATTTGAATCTATCCTATCTATTGATGCCGATATCCCATCTTCTTTTTTAATAAAATCAATATCTAACCCCGATAACACACATTTTTTATTTTGACCCACCCATATATTATAAATGTCCTTAATTGAAATATCCCCCGACCTTTTTTTCTTATTCGCACCTTTACTTCTTTCAAAATATTTACTGAACCAAGAATAAGGAATTTCCTTATATCCTTTCCACGCGGGATTTTCATTTAATTTTCTCGAATACCCACACACAGAACATCTTTTTGACACACTATTAATTAATTGATTAATTGAAACGTATTTTTCCGTAACATTACATTCAGTGCACCGACATAAAAGTCTAGCTTCTCTAAACATTACCACTTTTTCATTTATTACCAACCATTTATTAAATAATTGGTTTTTCTGAAATTTACCCTCATATTTTGTCTCACCCTTTTTTCCCATATATATAAATATACAAAAGGCGAGTAAAAACCAACTACTCGCCTTTCGTATAAATTTATCATTACTTTAATTCGCAACCATCTGCCCCACAGGCTATCTCTCCACTTAAATTAGTTTCATCGGACTGTTCAACAACTTTACTTAAATCAATATTAGTTAATGATTTAAACATTCTATTAAATGTTTCCTCATTACAATCTTCAAAAGGACTTTGTACGTAAGTATGTTCCGAATGTGGTAATACAGATAACCCATTATAGAAATCTCTGTTGTTCCACATCCATTCTCCCGCTAAATCCCAATCTTCCGCCTTCAAACTAATTGTTGCCGATACGTTGTGCATATTTGAACCTCCTCTATGTCCTGGTCTAACCCACTCTTGAGTTACTTTTTTAACTCTTTCCAATAATTGGAATGGACTTTCCGTTCTTAATATCGCTCCTTCAGGTGCCTTTTGTGGTACCGAAATTACTGCGGTATCGTGAGGTCTAAAGAATTCATCTTCAACTAATTCAGGGTGAAACTCGCTCAAATATTGGTAAATAGACTCATTTTTTCCAACACGAATTCTTCTGATATAATAATCATTATGCCAAGCGTGAATTCCTGAAGATGTTCCTAAAGTTAACGATGTTGTTCCCGCAGGTTTTACTGTTGTAGTTCTTGCGGATTTATTAACACCAATTAATTTAGCAACTCTTTCGTTTTCTTCTTTAACAATTTTTGCCGCCTCTTTCATGTTATAACCTAAAACAACTCCCGAACCGATTCCCGTCATAGAAACACCGATTAACGCGTCTTTCTCAGTTGTTCTTTTCCAAATATCTCTTAAATAATGGAAGTTAGTGTAACCTGCTTGTAATGTTCCGATAAATGCCGCCGCTCTAACACGGTTATTTAAATCTTCTTGTGATTCAATGTCAGAAACATTTACTTCACATAAATTACAGAACTGATTAGGTCTTAGTGCGATTTCACAACAAGGGTTTGTTCCCCAATCTTTATCATTTGTAAAATAAATTCCTGGTTCACCTGCTCCTGACGCCTCAATACGTTTCCATAAATCCATGAAAAATTCTTGAGTAATTTTATGTCTCAATAACGCCGCTGAGTTATTTGCTCTACCTCTTTGTGGATTTGTTTCCCACCAATTACCTGACTTACAAGAAATCATTTCTTGGTCATCAGCACTAAATAAGGAGATGAGAGCAGCTCTGCGAATCCCTCCTGCTAGTACGGCGTCAGCGATATGACAAACCATATCATGAACTTCAATAGGTGTTAATCTGTCTCCATCTTGTTTTGATTCTAAAATTCCTTTTAATTTATGTAAACAATCTTTAAGTGGTTGAGGTCCTGGAGCTTTTCCTCCTGATGTTACAAGTTGAGCGCCTTTCTGTCTGATATCCGAGAAATCAAAATCAGGTGTTGATACTTGTTCTCCAAAATACGATTTGAATAATACTTTAATTGAGTCCGCCCATCCTTCGATTGAGTCCCCAATTAAGTATCGTCTTTTTCTGTTCTCACTTGGTTTTCTAACTTCAGGTAATTTTTCTACGTGGTGTTTTTGTACTGAGTAACCAACACCTGTTCCACCTAACAATAGGAACATCGATTCAGAAAATGCGTCCAAGTGGTCGATTGGTAAATAAGCACAGTTATAAATTCTGTTTGGTGATATTTCAATCGGTTTTCCACCAAATTGCATTGACCTCATTGAGGGTAATACTTTCTTATCATACACCAACTTATACACCTCTCTAATCTCACTTTCAAGTGATGGGTATTTTTTAATGTGCATGTTTATGTTTCGAGTTACTAATTCTTCCCAAGTTTCACGTCTGTTTAATTCAGGTACAAATTTTGCGTACTTCATATAGACTGTTAAGTCCGATAAAATCTTTTGTGATGCGTCCATAATTCTACTAATTCTTATTTTTTTATTTTTTTGGTTATTGTTTTTCTCTTTCTTTTCTTTTATCAATCAAATCCTTGATTCGTTGTCTATTTCTTTCTTCTGTCTGTTCTTCAAGACCTAAGAAAGTCACCGATGATTCTGTATCAATATCTAACATACCGTTATCAAATTTACAGTTCTCAAATACAACACCATCATCCCCAATTCTTGATTTGGTAATAGCTATCGTTGCTAACTTCATTTCTTTTTGTTGTAATGATTTTGCTACCGATATAATTACGTGACCCACTTGAGCCTTTTTAATTGAACCCCCCATTTGGTCTGTGGTAACTACCTCTGAAGATATTGAACTTCTGTTACCTTGAGTCGCAGTCCAACCAACTAAATCTAACTCATGACACATAGATTCAAAACCTCTCATAACCGAACCTTCTGACTTCCATTCGTCACCTAAATTTTTATCGGGTACCACACAATCAATATAATCAAGTAATACCATGTCAATCTTAATACCGTCAGCAATCATTTTTCTGATTTGTCCTTTGATTTGTAACATAGTTACAGTATCTGATGGTAATTTTTTAAGTATTAACTTATTCTCCATAGAGTCTTTAATCTCTTTGACTTTGGCCATTACTTCTTCTTTCTTTATGGTTAACTCATCAGGATGTACTTTCGTCCATAGTGTGATGTGTTTTCTTTGAATAATTTTAGGGTTATCCTCAAAAAATATTTGTAGGACATTATACCCTAAATTAAATGCGTGGTTTGAGATTTTAGTTAACAATGTTGACTTACCAACACCTGTTGGTGCTAGTACTACACCGATTTCACCTCTCGCTAAACCACCTTTTAAGAGTCTATCAATACCTGGGATACCCATTGGTATTGGGTGTCTATAATCTTCGTTTAAAACCTCATCTAAGTTGTTAAAAACATCTTCCGTACCATCTTGTCTCTCACCAACTTGTAACGCCTCTCTAACGAGTGCCTCCAAAGTATCGTAATTCTCAAATTCACCACCGTCAATTACTTTTTGAGCCTTAGTAATTGCTTTCTGTAACTCTTGTTGTTTACAGAATTTCAACGCTTTCTCTTGAACAAATTCTTGTCCCTCAGTTGGCGCGTCTTTAATTTTTGTTAAAGTGTCTAACACAATTTTAGACGCCAACTCTTGTTGTAGTTCTGATTTTGTAATTTGTTCTAAAGTGTCAAACGTTGGAGTGTGTTCGTATTTGGTGTAGTATTCCTTCACCATTTGAATGATTATCTTAAAGTATTTGTTTTCAAAATAATTGTTCTCAATTACGTCAATAATTGACCTTGAAAAGTCTTTATCAACGATGATTTGATTTAATAATTGTATCTGAAAAGTACTCCCTAGATAATCGAAATTTTTGTTTGACGCCATATAATTTTAGTATTGTTTAAGATAAATATTAAGCCTTAGTCGGAATTCCAATGTACTCGTATGTTAAATTTTCAGCCGAAAAAATGTCAGTCAATTCCGAAAGTATACTTTTTATGTGTGGGCGTATGTCTACGGTGTATCTTATCTTAGGTGGGAAGATTTTTGCATCCATTTGTCTATGACAAATTGTCATATCTCCGTCCTTAATAAAAATGTTAAAATGTTCAGGACCCTCGGTATTTGACGTTTCAAGCATCATAGGGTTCTGTTTAATCTCGTAAGAATTGTCCAACAAATAAGTTGTTGCCTTCATTTTTAACTCATCCTCTAAAGTATTTTTTAACTCATAAAGATATTCATAAAACTCGAGTGAGTTTTTTGCTTCAGGGTTATAATTTCTAACATTAAAAAATCTTTGGACGATGATGTTGTCGTTAACCATCATTAAAAATTCTAACTTCGTTGTTTCTTGGTCTTTCATAATCATTATTATTTTTTTTTATAATTTTTCTTCTCTTTTCTTGTTAATTTTAGAAATGGGGTTAAGAAGTTTACCCAATTATTGTCCCCTTTTGGTAAAAATTTAAAGAATCCATCTTCCATCATCATTTTAATGATATTCCTATGTCCTCTCCCATCTGGGTCTAAAGATTCTGTGTAATATAGTTCTACGAGTGTTTTACCTTCATCGGTAATTAATGGGTTTGATAAGTCTACAATTTTTTCATTGATTTCAAAAAATTCGTTTCCGTAAATTCCTGTTTTTGTTTTTCCTGACAGAAGATTTTTTAATACTGTATTGTCTTTATCCTCAGACAACAATCTTTCTGCCTTTGTTAAAATATCGGTTATATTAACCGTTTCGTCAAGTAGCTCAGGGAATAATTTGATTAAAGTTTTTTCACCTAAATAATAAATCCCATCAATATTGTCAGACTTGTCTCCTGCCAATATCTTATAAGTTTTTACGTTCTCATGTGGAATGGAATAGTCGTAGATTTTGATTTTATCTCCGTTCTTATACGTTTGTTTTGCTGATGGGGAATAGACACTCACCTTATCTGAAATAAGTTGTGTAAGGTCGTTATCTGACGAAAAAATAGTTTTAAATTCGTTGTGAGATATCTGACAATAGTAAGCAATTAAATCATCCGCCTCATTATTAGTAATGTTTATTTGTCTAATAAACATCTCTTCTAAATATTGTTTTACTCGTTCTTTTTGGGATTGGAAAGAGCTCTCTTTGTACTCATTAATTTCCTTCGTACGATTTTCTTTGTATCTCGGATAGAGAAGTTTTCTACTTAAAGAATTTTCTTCTCCATCCCAAAATACAACTACCTTATCAAAATTTTGTTCTTCAATAAATCTTCTGATAGTATTTAAAAAATGCCATATACCACCAATATGTTTACCATCATGATAAAAATCTTTTACCCCATGAAATCCAATCTTAAGGAGGTTATTCCCATCGACTAATAATGTTTTTATCACTTGTGCTGGTTTATAGTTATGACTGTTCTCTTTCTTCTTTCAAATCAAAATCACCATCTGTTCCGATGATTTCTTTCCAATAGTCGGCGTACTCTTTTTTGTATTTTTCGATAGACGCCTTTTCTTCTGTCGCTTCTTTTCCCGCAATAAATCCATGAGGTGTTACGATGATTTTTCCGTCTTCGTAACCTAAACCATTAATGTGGTTTTTCATTACAGATACTTTAGTTCTTGATGCAAACTTAATTGTTCTTTTATCTTTAGTTGCGGTAATTTTAGTTGTACCCGCACCTTTTTGATTACCAAACAAGAATACTAAAGAAGAGTTTAACCAAATTGCCTCACCACCTTTTGCTTTAATTTTTGCTTGTCCGAATGGATTGTCAGGTAACTCAACCCAAGGTTGATTAACAATGATTAAAGTATTCTCAAATTTTGAGTCAGCTTTACGACTTCCTGAAATACGTTGATTAATACCCATCCCAATCTTATCTGCTAATGTTGATGCGTTATGTTGTTTACCTCCCTTTCCTTCAAAAGTCATTTTACAAGGAACAGAACCAACTGAATCCCACATAAAACATAAACTATAATCTAATTCACCTTTTTCTTGTGCGTCTAATAAAGAGTTAATGTAATCGGTAATCTGTTCTATATAACTAAAGTTATTATTGAATATGTAGAATCCGTCCCAATCTAATTCTCCTGTTTCTTCGTCAACCACTTGTTCGCAGTCAAAACCCATTAGTTTTGCGTGCTCAAATGACCATTTTTGTTCTGTAATAATAAACACAGGAAGTATACCTTTCTTTTGAGCATCAACCGCAGTCTTTACCAATGCCGTTGTTTTTCCTGTATCCGAATGACCTAAAAACATATTCAAATGTCCTATTGCGGGCCCTGGTAAACCAACCGCATCTAAGAAATCATTACCCAAATCAAAAAACCTTTGGGGTTTGTATTTCGCGGACGTTGAGAATTTATCTTTAATTGACTTAAAGTCATTTTTCTTAATTGCCATATTGTCTATGTGTGATTAAATGTTTTGTTTTTTTATATAATTGTTTGAATAAATTCTAAATGTTTTTCTTTACTGTCTAATAGTTCACCATTTTTTGTGTAATATAACATTTTTTCTTGGTTATATATTAAATGTCGATGTATTAAATTATGTTCCTTAATTGGTAGTTGAATTATATCTAACCAATCTTCTTGATTATATGACCAGTGGTGTAAATGAAATCCCGTAACTTTAGATAAATAAATTTCAGTGTATTTCGAGGCCATGTATTTTTCAGGGAATTTTTGATTAAATCTTTTAGTGAATTCTCTTTTTTTCTCTGTTGTTGGTTTATACTTACCTTTATATTTTAACCTATAATATTTTTCTCTATTTCGTTCTCGTTCTTGTTCAATCCACTCTGGATTATTTTTTAATTCGTTTTCCCTTTTTTTAACATCAATTTTAGTACATTCTATACATTTATTTAAATGTCCATCGGGCATTTTTTTATGTGTATAAAACTTTTTAATTGGTAAAATGTGTTCACATTTAAAACATTTTTTTTCTATAACTTCTTTCATAATATTTCCACTTATTTTAATATAAATATGTGGAAATATTAAAAAGGTAGTTTTACCATTCTAAAATGGCAGGTCTTCGTCAGGGGTACTATTTGATTGTGGGTCAATAGTTGGTTGTTTTTCAGATTTACCTCCCATAGAAATTTCTGATGAGTCAGAGTTTCCATATGCGTATCCACCTTTGTCGCTATCCCAACGTGGAGTTTCTCCTCGTGCGATTGCTTCAAGATATTCTACAGGTTTTTTAGAATAAACGTCAGACCAAGTAAGTTCGTCAGTAATCCAAGATTTTGCAGTCTCGGTGTCTGTGTGAACAGGTCCTGCGTCTTCATACATAACAGTTTGGATGACCGTATAAACGGCACCTTTAGGGGTTTTTGCTTTGGTTAATTCAAGGATAATGTCACGACCTGTTGTTGTGTCAGTAATATCACCTTTAGCTCTCCAAATAGGAATAATTTTGTCAAGGATTCCTTCATTCTTGTAATTGTGTTTGAAACGCCAGAATTTAACTCCGTCAGCCTCATTATCACGGTCAATTACTTTTACGATGTAAAATTTACGAGGTTTGTATTGTTTAGCAAGTTCCTTGTCAGAATCTCTGCCCGTAGACATTAATTCTTCGTTAACTTCACTCAAAGGTGAACGTTCATTATCATTCTTGCCTGGGTCAAATAACTTTACCCATTTTCCGTCCACTTGAATCTCGTGGAACCATACTTCTTTAAAAGGTGAAGAACCATCAGGTGTTGGTAAGATTCTTAATCTTTTTTGACCTTGTTTCTCGTTATCCTTAAGGATTGCCGCGAAATACTTTTTCAATCTATCTTCTTGAGATATTTTTGAAGTGGAAGTATAACCACCTTGTTTTGATTTTTCGTACTGTGCTAGTACCGAATCTAGGGAATTGTTTGTCGCCATATAATTTAAGTTTTAATTGTTTACTAAGTATAAGTGTCAGCCTTTGTTTTGTCAAATAATTTAAAGAAAAAAACGGTCAGTTAAGACCGTTAATTTACTTTAGTTTCGAAAAAGTGTCGATATCGGTGTCTGTGTTTCCGAAGTCTCTAAAACTTTTTTTAATATCACCAGGAGAATATGCTTCAACATCGTCTTTGGTTAAAATATACTCATTTTTTCCTGTCTTTTCCATATCTTCTTGTTTATCCTCAAAGAAATCTGTTAGTTTTTGGTTGAATGGACCTGAATCCAAACTTCTTAATTCTAATTTTTCTTCAGGAGTCTTTACTCTATATTTTTCAATCTTAGTTTCAAGGTCATTTAATTTATTCATAATTGAATCCATATCAGAAAGCTTACTTTCCAATCCTTCAAGGTGTTTAAATAAATTGTTAAAGTATTCCTCTTGTTTTTTCTCAACATTTTGTTGTGATTTAACCAAGTCCGTTATCTCAAGTTCTTTTTTCTCTTTCTTTTCATCACCAAGTTTTTCAACATCAGGGTCAGATGAAATGTCCACAGATTCAGGTGGTACTCCAGCTCCCGCATCAGGAGGAGGTGGTGGGACCGCACCTGCATCAGGAGGAGGTGGTGGGACCGCACCTGCATCAGGAGGTGGGACCGCACCTGCATCAGGAGGAGGTGGTAAGGCAGCATCTTGTTCAGTAATATAATTGTTAATACTCTTATATCTCATTACTTCATTTAAGATTTTTACGTCTATTTTCATTTTCTTATCCATTTAATAATTGTTTTACTCCAGTAGTTGTTTCAACTTGGATTTTTTTATTTTTAGACATGGTGTTGTCCACTCTTTCGATTAGACCGTCTTTCATTCTGATTGTATAACAATCTCCTGTATCTAAGTCACAAACTTGCTTATTACCGTCACCCAAATCTTTTTCGGTGTGTCGAGTATTTTTACCTAAGTAGTTATCTAAAATTAATTTTGTGTTCATAATTTCTTTTTTATATAAATATATCAAAAAGATAAAATATTATTTCTATCTTAGTTTTATGGTGTTGGTGTTGGTGTAGGAGTTGGTGTAGGTGTTGGTGTAGGAGTTGAGCTTGGTGATGGGATTGCATTCCAAATATCCAAAGACTTTTGTACTTTAGACTCAATATTAGATAATTGTGTTGGGTCCATCTGAGAATACACGTTCACAGGATTTTGGTTTGCCCCAAAATATAATATCCAAAATTTAGTAATTTCTTTTGCGGACACGTTAGGTAGAAATATCATACTATTTTTCCATCTTTCCAATAGAAGTGTAACATTATTATTTAAATCGTCAAACACTGCGTAAGGTAAAGTTGTTGTGTCAGATTTTAAACAAAAATAATTTGGATTTCCTTCAAAATGCTTTTTAGACGGTCCCCAACTACTTGATAAATCAATTCCTGCAAAATTATTTTCATATGATTCTAACCCTGTTGATGTTGCTGACTCTAAATACAATGCCGCAAAAACCGCGTATTTTAATTTACCATCATCAACAATACCTCCAGATTTCCTCATCAATTCAATCGTACTCATCGCCTCCTTAAAGGTTACTTTATAACTTTGGGGGGTTATTGGTATATATCTATCATATTTCGATGCAGGAGTACAAGCCTGGGTT